CCAGAGCTGTTGCAATTTGTTTCATGTTGTCTCCTTAATAAAATTTTGGGCCACAGGTCACATCGACCAGCGTCTCGGCGGTGTAACCATTGATTTTGCGTTTACCGTAAATCGTAATTGCGCGCAAACCATTCTTTTCGCATTGCTTGATTGCGTCTATTACTTCATTCCTGCCCATCGGCTGAATGTTTTTGTCCATGATCAGCGTCTGGGCTGTCTCTGGGTCGCTGGCGCAAGCTGCCAGCAAAAGCAAAAGGATGTAACGCATTAAGGTCTCCAGATAAAAAGGTCAAGCAAAACCACCACAATGGCGGCAACTGAAACAATCCAAAGGGCAACTTGTGCCCAGTCGGTAGGTTTTTTGTATTTTTCAATTTCAAACATATTTACCTTTCAATCGCACATCGGCGCATATTCACGTTCAATCGCCGCAAGAACCGCAGATGAAAGTACGTTATAGAGTTCGGTAGTGCCAAGATAGACGTGCCACAGGTTGCCAGTAACTGGGCAAAAGTAACAGTCCAGTTCTACGGTTAAATCATCATGTTCAATAACAAGGTGCTCTAAGCCTTGGTCAATCATGATTCGTGCGTCAACTGTTGGAAGTGTTTCAATATGTTTTAAATTTTTTTTATTTAATTTAGCAATAATATTAAAAGCAATTTTTGCTTCCTTAGTTTTAGTTGGTGGAAATAGTAACTTTTGTTCTTCTGAATACATTTCCCAATTGGGCGGGTAATGCGTTCCTATTTTTTCTATTTCTTGTAATGCATCAATTACATTTTTAAATTGTTGTTTTTCTTGCATGATTTTTTACTCCTTAAAGACCCTATGCGAAATTGCTGGGGCATGAATATATTGTTAAGCAAACTAAACATTCATGCAAGAACTTTATTAAATACCCAACTGTTTTGTGGGGGTTTGTTGTTTATTGGGCTTAACATAGAATGTGCGGCATGACAAAAGAACAGGCTACTAAATTGGCAGGGTCACAGAGTGAGCTTGCAAGGATTCTCGGCATAAGTCGTGCGGCTGTCAGCCAATGGCGTGAAATGCCAGAGGGCAGGGTTTGGCAGCTTAAAGTTTTGAAGCCTGAATGGTTTTAGTGTAAAATTGCACCAAACACGGCTAGGGTAGCTCCCGAAAAGACGATTCTGATACCGTCCTGCCATCAGTGTTTAAGTATCAGCAACCGACATCAGTAAGGTTAAATCGTGGCAACACTTACCCTCAAAAAGCCAAAACCCATTGGCGACACCCCCCTTGAAAATATAGCTTTGAAGTTTGTCGTTATGCGGCAAGCTAGATCAACCAAGTCGTTCAGGTTTACCTGTTACCAAGACTCATTTGATGCGGCATTAAAAGAAGCCACACGGCTTGCAAAAAACTGCCAAACCGAGAGATTTCTTGTTTTGCAAGTGCATGGCTTTGCAGACTGGCGGCCTTAATGCACTACTACAAAAGAAACCTTGGCGATTATGCAAAGAAAGCTGGTCGGCTAACTATGCTTCAGCACGGTTCGTACACGCTTCTTATTGATTCGTGCTATGACCGTGAAGTATTCCCCACATTAGAGCAAGCACTTGAATGGACTTGGGCATCAACAGAATCAGAGGTTGAGGCTGTAAAGTTTGTTTTATCAAGGTTTTTCACGCTTGATAAAGATGGCTGCTATGTGCAAGACCGAATCCTGCAAGAGTTGCTTGAATACCATGCTAAAGCAGACACAAACAAACGAATCGCTATAGAAAGAGAAACGAAGCGTAGGGAAAAGAGCACGAACCGTGAACCAAGCGTTAACGAACCGCCACCTAACCATAAACCAATAACCAATAACCATAAACCAGTAACCAATATAAATACAACGCCTGAAGGCGTTTCACAATCTGTTTGGCAAGACTTTGTTTCTCATCGAAAAGCCAATAAAGCCTCAATCACCCAAACTGCGATAACCCGAATTGCTAACGAGGCTGAAAAAGCAGGGTGGACACTTGAACAAGCATTAAGTGAATGTGTGGCTAGGGGGTGGAGGGGGTTTAAGGCAGACTGGGTAATTGAAAAACAAACAAACAATGGCTTGACAAAAACTGGGCAGCGCAATGCAACCGTGTTGCAAGGTTTGACCCGAGGATTACTTGGAGGGCAAAGCAATGTCCAATTACTCAAATAACGAATGCACCCCAGACGAAGGTCTTGATTACGTCTTTGGTCGCATGAGTGCAATTTACGGGGCAGCATTTTTGCGGCATTGGGAAGGGGTAGACCATGAGCTGGTGCGGCAAGAATGGAAACAGCAGCTTGGGCGGTTTTTAACTTACCGGCCGAGCATGGATTACGGCATTGACCGACTCAAGGGTGAATTCCCGCCAAGCGCAATTACTTTTCGAGAGTTTTGCAATGCAGGGCCAAACATACCGACAAATCAAGCCCAGCTTGAATACAACCCTAAACCTGTCGACCCTAGAGTGGTTGCAGAAGCCAAACGCAAACTTGCAGAATTGAGGTCAAAGTGGACGAATTAGAAAAACTCAAGTGCTCTGTGGCTGGTTGTCAAAAGCCTTGGTCGGTAAAGATTGAAGCCCCAAAATGCTCAATGCACCAATGGTCGGACAAAAAGCCAGCCACCCAGCGAGATATTGCAGCGGCAACATTTACGCAGCCGCCAGTACAGCATTGGCAAGATGATGAGGTGTTTTGATGTATGACCACAAATCCCTGCTGGACAGAAGACGGGAAGGCCAAGAATTTAGCCTTGCTGACATCAACCGAGCGTTACAAGATGCTGGAGACCTTGCGCCAGACCGAGGCCAAGGATTGGATCAAGCGGTACAGGAAAAAGATCAGGGAGGAGGGGAAAGCCGAGGCATTGGCATGGTGGCATCAAATCTTGTCCGACTTAGTGAAAAGGCGTGGGCAGAAAGCCGTGGACGACTTGCGGAGACGCATGAATGAGGGCGGCAAAAATTGACGCAAATCACGAAGCGGTTGTATTGGCGTTACGGTCGGCTGGCGCTACGGTGCAGTCTTTGGCTGGTGTTGGCAAGGGTGTTCCTGATTTGCTGGTGGGTTATCAAGGCCAAACCCTTTTACTTGAAGTTAAGGACGGCTTTAAAAGCCCGTCTAGGCGGCTTTTGAATGAAGACCAGCTAAGGTGGCATGGAGGTTGGAAAGGCGGCGCATTGGCGGTTGTAGATAGCCCTGACGCGGCTTTACGCATATTGGGGGTGATTAAATGAGAAGCCTTGAGCAAAACCGCTTAATGTGGGCTAACCTTGAGGACATTGCCCAGCAAGTAATCTGGCACGGCGTTAAGCTGGACAAGCAGGAGTGGAAAGACGTATTGACGGCGGGGCTAAAAAAACAAAAGATTGTGCCAGGCATTGAGGGCGGGTTTGTGGTCATTGGAGCAAGGACAAGCAAAATGAGCATTGCAGAAATGACCGAGCTGATTGAGCTGTCATCCATGTTTGGCGCACAGCAAGGCGTTAAGTTCAGAGCACTCGAGGAATGAGATGCCCAGAATGCGGCACATGGACGATAGTCAAAGAAACCCGAACAAGCACCGGTAATACGCGCAGGCGGCGGCTGGAATGCGCTAACGAGCACCGATTCACCACACTGGAGACAATAATTGTTTCAAAAACACGAGTACGTCAGATCAAAAAAACTGCTGAAACTGGTGGCGGGGCTTGATTGCCAATCCTGTGGGTCGGGCAATATGGTGCAGGCGGCTCACACAAACTGGGGCGGCGGCAAGGGTCGGGGCGTAAAGGCTGACGACAATTTGGTGGCGGCACTGTGCCTCAAATGCCATTATGAGATTGACCAAGGCAAAGACATGAGCAAAGAGGAGCGCCAAGAAATGTGGGAACAGGCACACATTGCCACCGTAAAAAAACTGTACATTCAAGGACTATGGCCTGTTGACGTACCGATTCCAGCGTTTACAATTGATGTGCAGTTGTCTCCTTAGCAGGGGCATTGACCCCTGCCTTTTTTAGGATAACCATGAAAAAAGACGTTGCCGACTTTATTTCTACGCTGTTTCACAGCTCAACGGTGGCGCATTTCATGCACCTGAGCACCGATTCATACGCCGTCCACAAGGCTCTGGGGAAATACTACCCAGCCATTGTCGATCTGGCTGACACCTACGCAGAGGCGTACTCTGGCTGTTACGAAAAGATCAAGGACTTTCCTGAGAACTTTCACAACGCCAAAGACCCGCAAAAGTACCTTGCCAGCATCAAAACATACATCGAAAAGAACCGTGATGCGTTGCCGGACGACACCCAGCTCCAGAATATTGTGGATGAAATTGCCGCATTGGTTGACAGCACAATTTATCTACTGTCATTCAAATGATTAGGATATTCGCTGGCTATGACCCTCGGGAGGCTGTTGGCTACCATGTGTTCTGCCAGAGCCTGATTGAGCGCACCAGCGAGCCGGTTGCCATAACGCCCCTTTACGGCACTCAGCGGGACGGCACAAACGCATTTACTTACCAGCGGTTTCTTGTACCCTACTTCACCAAGTTTATTGGCAAGGCAATATTTTTGGACGCAAGCGATATGCTGATGCTGTCTAACATTGACGACTTGAGCAAACTGTTTGACCCAACCAAGGCGGTGCAGGTGGTCAAGCATGAGTACCAGACCAAGCACCCAAAGAAATATATTGGCACACCGATGGAAGCGGCGAATCGGGACTACCCTCGAAAGAACTGGTCAAGTTTAATACTTTGGAATTGCGAACACCCAAGAAACAAGGTGCTGACACCAGAATTTGTAGACGACCAGACAGGCGCAGACTTGCATCGTTTCGGTTGGTTGCCCGAAACACTTATCGGTGAGCTACCGAAAGATTGGAACGTGCTAATCGGTGAGCAAGAAAACAAGAACGCCAAGATTGCCCATTACACGTTGGGCATACCCGAGTTTGACTATTACCAAGACTGTGATTTTAGCAAGCAATGGTTTAACACCAAGAGCCGTATGATGAATGGCTTAATCAAAATGAGGGAGCTAGTCGATGGCTGATTACCGTGACATGGCTGCGGCGCTAAGTGGTGGGTATGGACAAGATACCGGCCCGATCACGGCTGACACGCTGATCACGCTAAAGAACGGCAAAACGGCTAGTGCTGGTGACCTGCTTGGCCTGCTTAAAGGCTTAGGTCAATCGGTTGGTAGCAATTTGGAATCATTGGGGCGGGGCGGCGTGGCATCAGTAATTGGTGCGGGCGGCGACCTTGAATCTTTTGGTCGAATGGGCATCAACAAGTTATATGGCGCAGGCGGTGTTAACGTAAGTGAAACCCCTGTACTGCCGACCACCACAGACATTTTGGGCATGATGCCAAGGGCGACCGTACCGAGACGAGAAACTGCGGGGATGGAGGAGCTGGGCGGGTACATGACACCAGCAACCGCTAAGGTGCTAAAGCCATTGGCGACAGGATATTTAAATTTGGCAAGGCAGGAAATTGCCAATGTGTCATCTGGTATGCCATCCAGATCGCTATTGGGTGACATTACACCTAAACCATTGATGGCGGTTGAGCCTACTTATAGAGGTTCACACACAGCACCAAATGCCAAAATTTATGGTGCGACTTTAGATGATTTAACACAAATAATGCCAGAAAATGTTTATACAAGTCAAGGGAAAAACCTATATGGGGTTCGTGATTCTGTAATAGATCATCAATGGTGGATGGCTGCTAAAAAAGCAAGGGGCAATCCTGACGCTGAAGTAGAGGTATTTAGAGCAGTACCCAAAGGTGTAAAAGACATTAATAGTGGAGATTGGGTATCCACTAGTAGGAAATATGCAGAAGATCATGGAGAAAGTGCATTAAGTGGTGAATACGAAATTATTTCAAAAAAAGTAAAAGCCAAAACTCTTTCTACTGCTGGTGACCCACAAGAGTATGGATACAACCCAAATTTTGAATACCCCCAACAAGCCGCATTAGACCTTGCACAGCAAAGGGCGGCATTGCCCAAAAGCGAAAGCGGTCTTGGATTACCAGCTAATAATACTCCTGAAATGCGCTATCAAGCAATGAAAGGTGTAGAGGGTAATTTTGTACATGGATCAAAAAACCCCGACATAGAAAAATTTAAAACTAGAAAACAAATATTTGAAGAATCAGCAAATGACCCTAATCGTGCTATTGCCGAAAATCATTATGCAAATGAAAGAAATGCTGTTTTTGCATCATCTGACCCAGAATTTACAACTGCATTTTCACAGCATGGGTACACAGATGTTGGACAAGCGCCAACTTCTTACCCATTAAGAATGATCGGCGGTAACAAAGTATTTGATTTTGAAAATCCAGCTCATTTAGATATGCTTAAACAAAAGTATGCTGAAATGTTTCCTGTAAAAACAATTGGGAGAGAGGGTTATGTGCCAAGCGAAGAATCAATCAGGATGCACACAATAAATAAACGCATTGAAAATTTACCAAATGACACCAACAATTGGCCCGCAATAGAAAGTCAAGATTTTCAAAAAGCAATTCGAGAATTGGGGTTTGATGCTTTTCATGTAAACGAAAGAGGCACTAAAAATATTGGTGTCTATGACCCGAGTTCATTAAGATCACCTTTTGCCGCATATGACCCATTCCGCAAGGATGTAGCAACGGCTACTGCTATGGGCGTTGCACTGCCTGATTTGCTTGCGGCAGAAAAAGAAAATAAGCAAAAAAAGTTATCTAAAGCATTAACAAAATGAATACAGTAGCTAAATCTGGAAAGGGAAGGGGCGGTCGGACTGCGGGTGTGCCTAACAAGGTCACAGCACAGGCTAGAGAGGCCATAGCGATGTTTGTGGATGGTAACGCACACAGATTGGCAGAGTGGCTAGATGAGGTTGCTAAGGGCGTTCCTGAGCATGACATAAAACCCAACCCTGCCAAAGCCTTTGAGCTATTCCAAAGCGTGGTTGAATACCATGTACCCAAGCTAGCAAGGACAGAGATCACCGGCAAGGATGATGGGCCGGTAGAAATGGTGGTGACATGGGGCGGCGTGAAGTAATCCTGCCCTATAGCCCAAGGGCGGCATTTATGCCATTCCATCAGCGCACCGAGCGCTGGTCATGCTTACTCGCCCACCGCAGGGCTGGAAAGACCGTAGCCGCAATTAACGACTTGATCAAACGAGCCATTACCGAAAGCGGCAGGGGCGCACAGTATGCCTATATAGCCCCATTCAGAAGCCAAGCCAAGCGGGTGGCATGGGACTACCTCAAGCATTACGCCGCACCAATCACCAAAACCACAAACGAAGCCGATTTAGCGGTGGAGCTGGTGAACGGCGCAAAGATCATGCTGTTTGGTGCTGACAACGCTGACGCAATGCGAGGCATGGGCTTTAACGGCGTTTACATGGACGAATACGGTGACTTCAGACCCAGCGTATGGGGAAATATCATCAGACCGTGTTTGAGTGACCGCCTCGGTTGGGCTGTGTTTGGGGGAACGCCAAAGGGCAAAAACCAGTTCCACGACATCTACAAGGTCAGCCAAGTCGTGCCAGATTGGTTTCTGCTACGCCTACCGGCCTCAGTGTCTAAGCTGTTGCCAGACACAGAATTGCAGGCGGCTCGGTCTCAATTAAGCCAAGATCAGTACGATCAGGAATATGAGTGCAGCTTTGATGCCGCCTTGCTGGGGGCGTTCTTTGGTCAGGAAATGCGCCAGGCTGATGCCGAGGGCAGGATTTGTGAGCTACCGTTTGAGCCAGAATCCCCAGTATTTACCGCATGGGACTTAGGTTATCGGGACGACACCGCCATCTGGTGGTATCAGGTGGTCAGGGGCGAGATCAGGGTGATGGACTATTACGCCGTATCAGGCGCAAGCATTGAGGAAATAGCCGATGTGGTCAACGCCAAGGGCTACCGATACACCCGCCATTTCCTGCCGCATGATGCCAGAGCCAAGACCCTTGCAAGCGGTGGTAAGTCCATTGTTGAGCAATTGGCTGCACACCTTGGTGGCATCAGCAAGCTGGCAATCGTGCCTGAGATTGGCATACAGGACGGCATCCAGGCGGTGCGGATGATCCTGCCCATCTGTTATTTCGACTCCAGATGCGATGAGGGCTTGGAAGCGTTAAGGCAATATCAGCGGGAATATGATGAAGATAAGAAAACTTTTCGTCAAACTCCGCGCCACGATTGGTGCTCACACCCAGCAGATGCGTTTAGAATGCTTGCAGTAGCCTATCGACAAGAAGCAAAAGATCAGACACCGCCCAAGGGCAAGACCCTGCAAACCATCACACTCGATGAGCTGTGGGAATATGAGATGCAACATAAAGAGGAGCGAATATGAGCCAGCCAGTAGCAGAAGTAGGTGCATATAAAAACATGACGGCAACAGGGGCGGTTTCTACTGGCCCTTGCCAGTTGATTGGTTTCTACGTCAATAACACTAGCGCAGGCACGATGGTGTTAACCGATGGTGGATCAGGTGGCACGGTTGTCTCAGGGACAATTACGCCTGCCATTGGGTTTCACCGATTTCCCGCCAATATTGGAACAAGCCTTTACTTTACAGAGGGCGGCGCAATGGATGTGACATTCTTCTTTGCCAGCGGTAATTGATCATGTACCATGAAGACGGCGCATACGAGGGCGAGGATGTTGGCCCTTACTGGCACGACCAGATTGAGACCGCCATCAAGATATTTGATAAGTGGGAGAAGCGCGGCTTAAAGGTTGTTAAGCGGTATCGGGATGAACGCGATGCCATTGAGATGCCGCGCATGAAGTTCAACATCCTGTGGTCAAACATCCAAGTCCTGTTTCCAGCCCTCTACGGTCGCCAAGCCAAGCCCGAGGTCTCACGCCGTTACATGGATCAAGACCCTGTCGGTCGGTTGGCATCCACAATGCTTGAGCGAGTCATGGAATACGAGACCACCCAATTCGGTGACTTTGACTCAGCGATGAGTGGCGCGGTGCAGGACAGACTTCTGCCTGGTCGCGGTACGGCTTGGATTCGTTATGAGCCTGTAATCGTCAATGACCGACCCAATGATGACGGCGTATTAGATGAAACCGAAGAATCACAGGTTTACAACACCGTGGAAGACCCGACAGAGCGCATTGACGCAGCTCACAGCCCGATTGATTACGTCTACTGGTCAGACTTCTTGCATTCACCAGCTCGCACATGGGATGAGGTTTGGTGGGTTGCCCGAGCCGTCTACATGACCAAAGAAGAGGGCGTAGAGCGCTTTGGGGACGTATTTAAGAACGTCAGCCTGACTAGCTCAAACACCGACATGGACGGCAAGAATCCATTGACCGCCAAGATGACCTACGACAAAAAGGCGATGGTCTATGAGATTTGGAACAAGCGCACGGCAAAGGTTTGCTGGATTGCCAAAGGTTATCCACAGGCATTAGATGAGCGTGATGACCCGCTAGAGCTTGATGAGTTCTTTCCATGCCCCAAGCCGCTGATGGCAACCACCACAACAGGCACGATGATTCCTGTGCCTGATTATTGTGAGTACGAGGATCAGGCGCAGGAGCTGGACAATTTGACCCAGCGCATTTACCTGCTGACCAAGGCTTGTAAAGCGGTCGGCGTGTTTAATGCCGAGTTCAAAGAGTTGGCGCGGATGTTCAGCGAGGGCGTGGACAACAAGCTATTCCCAGTGACCGGCTGGGCGGCAATGTCGGAAAAGGGCGGCTTAAAAGGCGCTATCGACATGATGGACACATCGCAGATCATTGTGACCTTGCGGGAGCTTTACAGCGCCCGAGAGCAAGTCAAGCAGTCGATCTACGAGATCATGGGCATATCGGACATCCTGCGCGGATCGTCTAAAGCTCAGGAAACCCTCGGCGCTCAACAGCTCAAGGCCAACTTTGGTAGCTTGCGGTTAAAGAGCAGTCAGGGCGATGTAGCGCGGTTTGCAACCGACATCTTTAAGTTAAAGGCTCAGGTCATTTGCAAGTTTTACCCGCCCGGGCTGATTGTGGAAATGTCTGGGGTGATGAACACGCCGGACGGTCAAGACCCGCAAAGATTGCAGGCGGCGTTGAAGATGTTGTCCGACAGCACCATCCGCGACTTCCATATTGCGGTTGAGGCTGACAGCTTGGCGCAGATTGATGAGCAGGCTGAAAAGCAAGGCGCACAAGAGGCAATCCAAGCAATCGGTCTATTCTTGCGTGAGGCAATCCCAATGATCGCCCAAGCGCCTGAGACTTTGCCAATGGCTTCCGAGATGCTGTTATTCCTTGTACGCCGGTTTAGAGCTGGTCGCGGGTTAGAGAGCGCGGTCGAGAGGGCAATGAAAGCCCTGCAAGACAAGGCAGACGCTGCCAAACAGCAACAGCCTGGCCCGCCGCCCGAGATGATGCAAATGCAAGCCGAGCAGCAAGCAGAGCAGATGCGGATGCAGGCGCAGGCGCAGACCGAACAGATGAAGATGCAGGCGCAGGCTCAAATTGAGCAAGGCAAGGCACAGCTTGAGATGCAGATGCACCAGGCTAAGACTCAGGCAGAAATGCAGTTACAGCAAATGAAAGCCGAGTTTGAAGTTGCCAAGCAGAATAATGAAATGCAAATGAAAGCCAGAGAAATGGCTGGAAAGGAAGAATATGAACGATGGAAAGCAGAACTTGATGCAGCGACTAAAGTCTTGGTGGCACAAATTGGCGCAAAAGCTGGGCTTGACCAAGCCGCAATGAGCGCACAGATGGCGGCATCCGAGGAGCTTGACTCTACTTTGGGTGACGGCATGAGTGAGGCAATCAACCGCCTGGCTGATATGCATGGTCAGACATTGGGACAGATTACCGGCGTAATGCAGGCAATCAGCGCACCGAAACGTATTATTCGTGGGCCAGACGGTCGGGCGGCGGGTGTTGAGATTGCGGTATGAGCTTGGTCTTAGCCGATAGGGTCAAAGAGACCACCACCTCCACAGGCACAGGCACGATAACCCTTGGCGGCGCAGTCTCAGGGTTTCAGTCGTTTAGCGTCATTGGCAACAACAACACAACCTATTACACAATTTCAGGCGGGACTCAATGGGAGGTAGGAATTGGGACGTATTACGGCGGGACTTTAGCCAGAACAACCGTAATTTCCTCATCCACAGGCTCAAAACTTGATCTTGCGGCGGGTAGTAAAGATGTATTTGTTACTTATCCTGCGGAAAAGTCAGTTAATCAGGATGCCAATAATCGTGTTTTGATACCTTACACATCAGGAATAACTGACACAGGTTCTTTAAATGTCGGCAGCGCCACATTACATACAGACTCGGGCGTGATTGCGGGGTTTACTGCTAGTGAGCCGTTATATCTTTACACAAGTTTGCAAAACACCGATTCAGGGGCAACATCGTATGCCAGTTATGCGGTCAATGATGGCGGTCATACGGCTTACGGCGAGCTGGGAATAAATAACGCAAATTACAGTTATTTAGCAGCAGGGTTTCCCAATAATGGGTTTTCTACGCCATTGGCAAGTTTTGTGGAATCGTATGGTGGCCCATTAGTTTTAGGTAGTTGGGACAATCAAAAAATCAGTTTTATTGTCAATGGTGCATACAGTACAACAGACGTAATGACCATTAACACCAATGGATCGGTGGCATTTAATGGTCAAGTGGGGACTGCGGGACAGGTTTTGCAAAGCAATGCTACAAGCGCACCGACATGGGTTACCCCAGCTTCGGGCGGCACAGTTACAAGCGTTGGTGGCACAGGCACAGTAAACGGCATCACACTCACAGGCACAGTCACTTCCTCTGGCAACCTAACTTTGGGTGGAACATTAAACCTATCTAGCCCCCCTATTATTGGTGGAACAGCACCCAATACAGGCAATTTTTCTACTGTAAATTTAAGCGCAGGAACTACGACAGTTGCGCCACTAGATTTTGTAACAGGCACAAATTTGACAACCCCTGCGGCTGGCGCATGGGAATATGATGGAACTGCGTTTTATGCTACTCCAATAGCAAGTAATCGTGCGGTTAATGTTGCTGAACATTTTGTTGCTAGAACAGGCACAAAGACAATGACTAGCAACACATCATTGCAAGCAATATTTAGCGGCGGTACTGGCGGTTTAACGAGTGGCGCATTGACAGTAGGCGCATCAACCTCTTACTTTTTTGAAATGTCCATTAACGTAAGTGCTATGTCTGCAACATCGGGAAATATGGGATTTTCTATTGTTGGGGCGGGAACGGCTACGTTTACAAGTGCGGCATGGCACGCTTTTGGACTTGATGCTACAACTCAAACAATAGCTGCTGCGGCTGGTACAACTTGGCAATCAACTGCTGGGGCAACTGGAAACATTATTACTGCGGCAGTAGGAACTGCGGCATCAGCCATAGTTAAAGGTATTTTCAGAATCAACGGTGCTGGAACAATTATTCCCAGTATCCAGTTGACAAATGGTAGTGCCGCAGTCATTGGTGTAAACACTTGGTTTAAGTGCTACCCAGTTGGAACAAATACAGTAATCTCCGTAGGAAACTGGGCATGACAAAATTAAATATCTTTGAGGCATACTGATGTTTGGCTTTGCCGCCTTTGCTGAGTTACCGTTTGCCACAATCGGGGTTTCGGTAACCCCAGCGCCTGAAATTTTACTCGGTGGTCACTTTGGTTTTGACGAGCGTGATAAGCATTGGGAAGAAGAAAAGCAACAAGAGGCCAAGCGCAGGGAAAGGATTAAGACCGCCTTGTTTGGCTTGCCGCCTGACCAGCGTGAAAAGATCACCAGCGCACCCACCGAAACAATAAATATTGCGGCACAAACAGTAATCACTTATGATGCGGTCATGGTTCAGATTGAAACGCTGAGAAAGCGGATTGAATTTGAACAAGACGAAGAAGATTTAGAAACACTTTTGGAGTTCCTTTGAAAACAACTTGGGTTTTTCCATCTGACGGCAGCGAGCCTTACGAAAAGACTAGTGGGCGGTCTGGTGAGTACACCACCGTAATGGGCGATATAGCGCCGTTTATGTCGCCAGATGGCAAGATGATTGAGGGTAGAAAGCAGTGGCGTGACCACCTTAAGCGCACCGATTCAATCGAGATGGGGCATTCAGATGTTAAGTATGCTCAGGCCGAATGGAACAAGAAAAAAGAAGTCCACCGAGACAGGCTGCGCGGGCAATTGGCGACCGTGCAAGAGTTTGACCGACCAGGCGCACCGATTGCACCTGTTAAGATGTCTAACCTAAACGTAGAGATGGCAAACCGTTTACACAACCGTCCCATGCCTGAGCGCAAGGAGATGATCAAAATGACTTTGGAACAAATGAAAAGGATGAAGTGATGGAAAACGAAGTTGTCGCACCCGACACGATAGATACACCAGCACCCGAAACCCCAGCTCCTGCGCCAGTTGAAGCGCCAGCCGAGCCGCAAAGCAGAGCCGATACGATTCGTGAGGCGCTGACCAAGACACCGACAAACCGTGGCAAACACGCCGCTACACAAAACCGCGAGGGCGGTAAGTTTGCTCCCAAGTTCCCAACCGACCAGACACAAGCACCGCAGATGGCTGAAAAGCCAAGGGCTGAGATGCCAAAAAGCCTGCGCCTCGAGCTGAAAGAACATTGGGAAAAAGCACCGGCTGAACTACAGCAAGCCTTTGCCCAACGGGATGCCGACTACGAAAAGGGCATCACTTCATACAAACAAAGGGACGCAGAGGCTCGGGCAATTACCGAGCAATTTGCACCGTATGAGTGGATATTGCGAAATGAGGGCAGTACGCCATCGCAGGCCATTGGCCCATTGCTCCAGACGGCGGCATTGCTAAGAACTGGCACACCGCAGCAGAAGTCGCAAGCGGTCGCGCAGATGATCCAGCAATTCCAGATTCCTTTAGAGCAAGTGGCGGCTTACTTTGGTGGCGAAGCACCACCACAGCAGGATTCGCACTACAATCAATTGGCGCAACAAGTACAGCAGCTCACGGCACACATCACGCAGAGCCAGTACGAGTCGCAGAAACAGAATGAAAACCGAGCACTCTCGGTAATCCAGCAGTTTGCAGGCGACCCCGCAAACGCACACTTTGAGGCAGTCCAAGACCGGATGCTGTCGCTTCT